AACCAAGTAAACAACAAATAAATGTGCTAAACTAAAGTAAAACTGATAATAGTTCTATTTTGTGTGTCTTTAATAGAATAACATTGTTGTCAGTTAGCTTTAGTTTTGTACTTGAATATTTTGGTTTTCGTAAACCAATAAATAAAAAGTCTAAAAGAAGAACAATCTCAGTAAATAAAGTATTCAATTAGATTATGAAATACAAAACCCCTCACATAAGTGAGGGGTTATTTTTGTGCAATAAACTTCAATATTGTTGAAAAATATGTATAATAATGATAAAATAAGAAAAGTAATTATTTAATGGGTGATAAAATGAGCTATACAGAGTGGTATGAACAGCGAAAAGAAAAAAATGGTTACGATAGTTATACAGATTATTATAATAAAAAACACGGAATAAATGTCCATAAAATATTTATGGACAATTGCAAAGAATTATTGAATAATAATTTTTATAACAAGGTTCAAGTTTTTATAAATAATAATAGTAACAATTTACAAGTTGCATATGATTATAGAGAACAACTAATTCAGCGTGCAAAAGATAGAAATGAACTAAAACAAACATTAGAATATTCTAAGGATGAATATATAAATTTATATGGTGATGCTAAAATCAAAAAAATTCAATCAAATTTGGTAAGCATTAAAAGTAAAATTAATGGTCAATTAAAAGAATTGGATAAAATTATAGAAGACAATGAAAAGAGTACAACGACAGTAACGCAAACATCTTCTATATTAACTACTAGTGCAGAAAGTTCAAGTTCGCATAACTCATACAACTTCTTTAATACAACAACACTCACAATATCTATAGTTACTGTTTGTGTCGTTATAGCTATTGCAATAATTATTGCTTTTCGTAGAAAAATATATAAACTACTTAAGGCTGTTGCCGAAAAAATAAAGAACTTTTTTACAAATACAATTGTAATTACTATATTATGTTATGCTATCGCATGTTTGATTTATGGACTTGTTAATGCAACTGCTATTGCATTGGGTTATACTTCTAGTGGTATTGTAGGATTGATAATATTTGCTATTTCTATAGTAATAGCGAAAAAGGTTTCTGATATTTATAAAAACAATAGAAAATAAATATTTGTAAAAGAAGGAAGTAATGAAAATCATTACTTCCTTACCTTTTGTTATCTATTTTCTGTTTTTATTTAAGCAGTTTTTGTCAAATTCAGGGTTAAAGGCATAGAAGTTTTTACAGTCAAGTCGGTCAGTTAGTATTCGTAGGTTTTCACCAAATCGCTGATAGTGTACAACCTCTCTTTCTCGTAAGAACCTAATCGGGTCAATAACATCCGGATCATCACAAAATCTTAGTATGTTGTCATATGTTGACCTAGCCTTTTGCTCTGCTGCCATATCTTCATGCAAGTCGGTTATTGCGTCACCTTTTACTTGCATTGACGCTGTTGTATATGGTGTACCATTTGCGTCACAAGGATAAACACCGGTTGTATGGTCAACAAAATAAGCATCAAATCCAGCATCTTTTAATTGGTCTTCTGTTAAGTCTTTAGTTAGCTGATAAACAATAGTGCCTATCATTTCAAGGTGACCAAGTTCTTCTGTACCTATGTCGGTAAGTGTTGCTTGAAGTTCAGGGAACGGCATTGTGTACCTCTGACTTAAATATCTAAGTGATGCACCGAGCTCACCATCAGGTCCCCCATATCCCAAAAGTTATAATTCAAAAACAGAAAAATAACTCAACGGAAGATAGGGAACGATTGAAGATGATTTTATCGATAAAAGTGCATAGCAATGCGTTTTTTTCCACTTCAGGAGTTGACTTACTTTTAAGAGTAGAGATAATTTCTTTTCTTCTGCTCATTAGTTTTTTCTTCGCTAAAAGGTGGTCTAGCTTAGGCTCTGGTGGTTTATTTTGCTTTTGTAATGAATGTATCTTGCTTTCAATTAACTCTTTCCTCTGCTTAAATTCAGCAAGGTTATAGACACCTTCCTCATAGGCTTCTTTTACTCTTTTTAGCTTGGTGTTTTCCTTTTCTATCATAAATTCTACATTTAGCTCTTGTGGTTCTTCGTGTGGTTGTTCTTTTGGCTTTAGCTGAAAGTCACCACTCTTTAGAGTATCATCAATAGCATTAATTACAACTTCATTTAGTTTATTAAGCTGAATGTAGTGTGATACCTTACAAGTGCCATGAGTGTATTTTATGCACTGTAAACCATTGCAAGACATAGACATTGTAGCACCACAGTTAGAACACTTAACAAGACCTTTTAGCATATATTCTTTGCCATTCTGCCTGTCAGTAATGTAAGGTCTGTATTTTGCTTTGTTTTCGTCTAACTTCTTCTGGACCTTATCAAATAGGTCAGTATCTATAATAGGCTGATGAATACCATCAACAATCATTATATCTTTATCATCATAATTTCTCCTGGTTCTTCGCTTAGGGTTCCAACGAATTTTGCCTATGTAAACCGGATTACGCAATATGTATTCAATGGTTCTGTTTTCCCAGTTATTACCTCTAGTTGTCTTAATGCCTAGGTCATTCAGTTCATTGGCTATTGCTCTGCATCCAACACCATTAAGATACTTAATGAAAATTCTTTGAACAATAGGAGCATTGATAGGGTTGACTTGATACTTCTTATTAACAATATCGTATCCAAATGCCGGTATAGATACTGCACCACCTCTGCTGACCTTTTCTGTCATTCCTCGTTTAACTTCTGTGGATAGGTTGATAGAGTAGTATTCATCAAACCATTCAATAATTCTCTCTATCAGACTACCAAAAGGACCATCTATAATAGGTTCTGATGTGCTGATAACATCAATACCACGCTTTTTCAACATACCCTTATAGAAAATAGCCTCTTCCTGATTTCTCGCAAATCGGCTAAACTTCCACACCATAATTGCAGAGAATGGGGAAGGGGTTTGTTTAGCAACTGCTATCATATGGTTAAACTCAGGTCGCTTACTAGCCTTTCTACCGGAAATACCGTCATCACGAAAAATATATTCTTTAGGTATCAAATAGCCTTTTTGTTTTGCAAATTCTCTAACAACTTTAATTTGGCTATCCGGTGATAGCTCTGTCTGATCATCTGTGCTAACTCTGATGTAGGCAGCTGCAATTTTTAAGTCATCCATTTATTTTGCTCCTTTCTTATCTAAAAAAGGGTGCAAAAATCCCTTGTAAATTATATTGAAAAATTTACAAGGGTATGATACAATATTACTTGCTATGAAATAGTATCATTGCACCCTGTGTAATGGTGTCGCTCTCTAGTACGCCAATACTAGAGGGCGATTTTTTTATTATATTTTGATACCCAATTCGTAAAAATAGGGAGAATTTACGAATTGGCTATTGTAAACATTCTTTGGTTTGCTTTTTTATATTAACCTCAGATATATCTATTTAGAATTTCTACAAGCTTATCCTTATACTTCTCTAATTCATAGATGTCACTAAGTTCAATCTTTTCTTTGCTTTTATCTTCATGTGGAAGAATTAGAGTTTTTCTGTTATCAGTAAGCACAAGACGACAAATCCACTTTCTGCCATTATCTTTATATAAAATATTTATGTATGAAATGGTATCACGATAAGTAATTTCATTCATAGGTACAATATCTTTAAGTAGGTTCTTTATAATAAAGTAAGCCTCTAGTTCTTCATCAGTAGTAACAATTCTATCTTCGTAACTAGGCTTTTCTTCAACTTCAACGGGTTGTGGTTCTGCCACATCAGTTTCAACGACTTTTTCGCTATCATCACTATTATTAAGGGCTGCCTTGATTTTGTCGTTCATAAGTTCATTAATGTAGTTGTTAAGTGCTTTCTTTAACACCGGTTTAAACTTATCAACAACACTTTGTGTCTGTCTTCCTGAATATGTTTTGTTAAGAAACAACTTTGTAAACTCATCAGTTGGGTTCTGTAACTCTGCTGCAATAACATTCTTAAATTCATTAGAATACTTTAAATCTGATGCAGTGCTAAAGATTTCATCAAGGTTAAAGTTAGACTTGCAAAACTTTTTAAGTTCAGCAACCTTAGCCTCTTTCAAATTTAGCACATCAATTTCAAGAAATGGCTTTTCATCCATCATATTAGGGTTGTCTAGGTCAGTAAAGAACCTATAAACAAGACCATTTGTTAATACTGCAAATTTTGCAGAAGTAGTACCAAAGTATCTAAATAGCTGTGAACCGTGTTTATCTAAGTTTTCACCACACCACTTTGCCTCAATTAAGATAATAGGTTCGCCGTTTTGTACTATTGCATAGTCAACTTTTTCACCTTTCTTAATGCCTACATCAGCTGTGTACTCAGGTACAAATTCCTCTGGATTAAAAACATCATAACCCAGCATTGCAAAGAATGGTACAATCAAAGACATCTTTGTTGCCTCTTCTGTTTGTAAATTTTCCTTCATAGTAACAGCTTTCTTAGAAAATTGTTTTACTTGGTCGATAAAGTCCATTATATCGTTAGCCCCTTTCATATTGACAATTAATGCCAAAATGTGTTATAATAATTTTGAAAGTGAAGCAACCACTCTTTTACTTTCTTATAAGCACTATCTTGTTCCCATCAAGGTAGTGCTTTTTCTTTATATATTACCGTAACGATTCGTGACGATATTATATTTATCCTCAAGTACCAAAACGGTAGTTGAGGTTTTTCTTTATTATAATTGTATATCTATACTGCATTAGCCTCTAGCTCATTAAATATAACCGGTTCATAGTCATAGAAATGGTCTAGCTTTATATGATTAAGTTCGTGTTCAGTAGCTTTTAACTGTGTATCTTTACTTAAAGCAGTATTTATATACACATTAAAGTTACCATCACTATCAACAACAGTAACGCCCTTTATCTTTAAAGGTAGTGCTATTCCTCTTATGTAAATATTACCCAAGTTTTAATCATCCTCTTTTAATGCCTCTATAATCTTAACTGCTTTTTCAACATCTTCTTTTGTAGCACCTTTAGCAAGACTGAAAAGCATTCTCATTTCACTTCTATTTTTCAATTCTTCTAGGTATTCTTGAAGTTCTTCATCATCTGTTAGTTTGTTGTTAGTGTCCTTATTATCAGTTTCCCAACCCATTAGATAGGCTGGTGATATAGATAAATAGTTGGCAATAACCTCTATTTTATCAGATGGAATATTAGTTATAATGTTATTTTCATATTTGTACAATGTTTGTTTACTTATTTTACAAGCGTTAGCAAGGTCTGTTTGAGATAAATTTTTAGTTTCTCGTGCTAGTTTAATTCGCTCACCAACTGTCATAATTATCACTCCGTATTAGTAATTTAATTCAATTATAGTGCTAATAAAGTAACTTGTCAAGAAAAATATTTCTAAAATTAAGCAAAAAATATCTTGACAAGTTACGAAACACAGTGTAAAATAAAAGTAACTTAAAAAGTTACGGAGGTGATTTGTATGGTTAATACCAATGAACTTAAGGCTGCGATAGTTCGTAAAGGACTAACACAAAAGGAAGTGGCAAAACAGCTCAATATGTCAGAAAGAACCTTAACTAATAGATTTAGTAGGGGAATTTTTGGCAGTGATGAGATTGAAAAGCTAATGAATGTTTTGGACATTAGCGACCCAATGCCAATTTTTTTTGCTCATTCAGTAACTTGACAAGTTACAAACATTCAACTTTATAATTACCCACAAGTAATTATACCAAATCAACTGTCCCATATATGGGACTTATGAAAGTAGGTGAGGAATAAATAAAATGGAGAAAAAGCCTGTATTTACAGAGATAAGTGGTACAGAAGTTGATGCACTTTTATATACTGCAATATTTAATGAAGTGAACAGACTTGAAGATTGCAAAAATAAAAAAGAGCGTCAAAGAATTAGAGATTTTATCCTATCAGCTTATCGAGATTTGAGAATAGATTAGTTGGAATATGGTAGTCTAAAAACTTTTCAAGAAAGTATCCAGCCAAAAAACTGACTAGCCAAAACAGAATATTTATTAAAGTAGAAACTATTATATTTGGTTGAACACCAATAGAATTTAAAATATTTATTGGAATAGTAAGCCAAAATGTAGGATAAAAATTTTGTCTTATCCTATATTTATATACCCCAATGGTATTTTCAAATACTTCATATAGCTTTTGATATGACGAAGGGTCAGTAAGACAATTTGATATTTTGTTTTGATAGATTTGTTTTAGTGAAATTCTTCTATCTGTACTAATAACTATATGTTGTGTATCAGCTTTTTTGAATAATACTTCTACTGGTCTAGCATATTGGTCGAGATTTTTATACTGCTTTTTGAAACGATAAAAATAGTATTTTGTTGCATATAGTCTGAAAATATTTGTAACAAGTCGGAAAGTCCATATGATAGCTAAAATTTCAAAAATTATCATTATATTTCACCTCGATTTCATTATGTAGTGTGATAAATGGTGTTTTATCACTACATATAGAATAGCATAGTGGAATATTGAAAGCAATAAAGAAAGTAGGTGTTTTTTTGGAGAAAAGTAGGGTTGCCAGAGATTTCCTTATAAGAATAAGGCTTATAGAAAGAGAACTACCAAAGGACAGAAATACTCCGGAGGGACTCCACAACATTAAGTATTATGTTCAATATGTTTCTTTAGATGGTTTTATTCTAAAGGAAAGAGAAGCTGATAGTTTTGATTTGAATGACTTTTTCAGATATGTAAGGAAAATTGATGAATTGGACAATCAAGGCACAACATAACTTTTAGAGAGGTGATGAAATGGCAAAAGAGTTAGCGTATAGGGTATGGGTGAATGATGGTGGCAAGCAAGTGTTGTGGGCAGAAAAGGACCACAACGGCAACAAGACCAATCATCTGACCAAAGAACAAGAACAACGCTATATTAATGGCATATGTTCAAGAATAAGTCAGGGTATGACTGACTATGTGAATAACCATCCTGATTCAGCACTACTGAATTAGGCAAAAGAAAGGAAGTGAAAAAAGTGGGAAGTTTCACTATTGCAGTTATCATACTGGCATTTGTACTTCTAATCCTAGGTGTTATAGGTTGTCTGAATAAGGCACATACTGACAATACCAAGTGGCTACAGAATAGCTGGAACGAAGTGATGAACGAACAAAGGCACTTGCTAGAAATGATTAGGGAAAACCAAAATCAGATAGCAAGACTTTTAAGAAAGTTGGAGAGTGAAGATGAAGAAGAGTATTAAAGCAGTAGGACTGGCAGTAACAATAGTGGTTACAATCATTGTTTCCTTAGCACTACATATCAATCTACTGTCAAAGTATGGTGGTTTCTTACTTCTTCCGTTTCTCTACTTTGGTATGGTCTATGTTTTGCCACGCATATTGTCTTATATTATGGACGATTTTAAGGTGGCATACAGTAGGGAGAACCTCTGTATAACTAAGGATGATTTTCAGACAAAGTGTTTTGAGGAAGCCTTAGGCACAAAACCGGAAGAAATTGAACACATTGTTGAGGGCGAAGAAGTATGAACCAAAACAAAAGAAAAAGCCACTAAGGAACTGCAATTCCCTAGTGACTAGAAAGGTGTTCCTATTACGGAACATATTAAAGTAAACTAATTTCATTTTAGAGAAAAATTTCTAAAATGTCAAGTTTTTTTAAATGAAAGGAATAGTAAAAATGTCAATTAAGATTTCATCATTAGAAGTAGAAAATGTTAAAAGAGTTAAGGCTGTGTCCTTAACTCCTACTGCTGAGGGCTTAACTGTCCTTGGTGGTAGAAACGGTCAAGGCAAAACATCTGTACTGGATAGTATTGCATGGTGTCTTGGTGGTAACAAGTTTATGCCATCATCTCCTAAGAGAGATGGTTCTACAATTCCACCACACCTAAAGATTAAGCTATCTAACGGTATTGTGGTTGAGAGAAGTGGCAAGAATAGTAGCTTAAAGGTCATTGACCCGGAAGGTAACAAAAGTGGACAAACATTGCTGAATGAATTTATCAGTTCCTTTGCTCTTGATTTACCAAAGTTTATGAGTGCATCAGGAAAAGAAAAGGCAGATATTTTACTACAGATTATTGGTGTTGGTGATGAACTTTATATGTTGGAAAATGAAGAAACCACAACATACAATCAAAGACACGCTATCGGTCATATTGCAGACCAAAAGAAGAAGTATGCTCTTGAAATGGAAGAGTATGAGGGCGTACCTTCTGAACTTATTTCTCCTTATGACTTAATTAAGCAACAACAAGCAATACTTGTGCAGAACGGTGAGAATCAGAAGAAAAGGGAACATTTAAGTTCATTGGAAAGTCAGAACGAGTCCCTTACTGCTCAAATTGCTACTTTAGAAAGAAATTTAGCAGAATTAAAGGATAAGAGAAGAACTATAATATCTGACATTGAAATTGCAAAAACTTCTGTACAGGGACTTGAAGATAAGTCAACTGCTGAACTTGAAGAAAGTATTGCTAATATTGATAGTATTAACCGTAAGGTTAGAGCAAATCTTGATAAAGCGAAAGCTGAAGAAGATGCCAAGAATTATCAAGACCAGTACAACAATCTAACACATAAGATTGAAGAAATACGCAAGAGGAAGTATGACCTACTTAACAATGCTAATCTTCCTTTACCGGGTCTATCAGTTGAAGGTAAAGAACTAACTTATAAAGGCTATAAGTGGGACAATATGAGTGGTGCAGAGCAGTTAAAAGTAGCTACTGCTATTATCAGAAAGCTAAATCCGAATTGTGGTTTTGTACTATTAGATAAGCTGGAACAAATGGATGTTGAAACACTGGCAGAATTTAATCAGTGGCTTGAAAGTGAGAACTTACAAGCTATTGCAACCAGAGTGTCAACCGGAGATGAATGTTCCATCATTATTGAAGATGGATATGTTAAGAATACAGAACAAAAGCCTTTTGTAAAAAAGGAATTTAAGAAAGGAGAGTTTTAATCTATGAACATTTCAAGTGGTGTAATTATGTCAGCACAAAAGATTGTAATTTATGGTCCTGAGGGAATTGGTAAGTCAACAATGGCTTCTAAGTTTCCTAGTCCTGTTTTTTGTGATACAGAGGGTGGCACAAAAAGACTTAATGTTAGTAGATTTGATAGACCAACTTCAATGGAGATGGTTATTAAACAGATTGAATATGTTAAGCAGAACCCTAATGTATGCAAAACTTTTGTTCTTGATACTGCTGATTGGCTTGAAAAGTTATGTGGTCAATCAGTATGTGCATCTGCACAGAAGAAAGGCATTGAGGACTTTGGCTATGGTAAAGGTTATGTATATCAGTCAGAGGCTTTTGGTAAGATACTTAATCTGTTAGAAGACTTGATTGATATGCATATTAATGTTGTGGTACTTGCTCATGCTACTATGAGAAAGTTTGAACAACCTGATGAAATGGGTGCTTATGATAGATGGGAACTAAAGCTGGACAAAAGAAATGCTCCTTTATTAAAAGAATGGGCAGATGCAGTATTCTTTGTCAATTATAAGACTTATGTGGAGAAAACAGACAACAACAAGTACAAGGCTACAGGTGGCAAGAGAGTAATGTACACAGAGCATAATCCTTGTTGGGATGCAAAAAACAGATACGGTCTTGATAGGGAAGTACCTTTTGAATACTCTGTGATTTCTCCATTTATCCCTAGTGACAGTACAACAGCTACTATTGTATCAGAACCAAAACCACAACAAGTAGTTACAAGTGACCCTATTTCTGAACTTGATGACCTTGTAGAAGATGATGTACCAACTTCACCACCGGTGGAGCAACAAGCAACTAATGTTCCGATTCCGGAAGGATTGCCTAAGAAGTTAGTAGATCTGATGAAAGCTGATAATGTGTCAGAAGAGGATATTCAACTTGTTGTGGCACAAAAGGGATATTTCCCACAAGATACTAAGATAAAGGACTATGGTAATGAGTTTATTGAAGGTTGGTTAATTACTTTCTGGGATAAAGTTGTAGAACTGATTAACCAAAACAATGATTTACCATTTGATTAAAGAAAGGATGATTTTATATGGCAGAATACAATAACAATGATGTAGCAATGGGATGGGATGACACCATTGAAAATGATAGTGAGTTTGTTCTTCTTCCTGAAGGTACATACGATTTTGAGATTTTAGGCTTTGAAAGAAAGAGATTTGAAGGTAGCACAAAGATGTCAGCTTGTCCTAAAGCTGAACTATCAATTAAGCTAACTTCAGAAGCAGGTTCTGCTACTGTTAAAGAAAACCTACTTCTTAACAAAAAAGTTGAGTGGAAACTGTGTCAGTTCTTTACTTCTATTGGTTTGAGAAAACATGGAGAACCTTTACGAATGAATTGGAGTGAAGTAACAGGCAGAAAAGGTAAGTGTAAGGTTAGTGTAAATAAATACACTAATGATAAAGGCGAAGAAAGAGAAATTAACAGAATCAAAGAATTCTTAGAACCTAACGAAACCCCACAACAAAACAGTCAGCCTAAAGCCTTTGTGCCGGGTCAGTTTTAATGGGTGAAATTAAGTTAAGACCATATCAGCAAGAGGCAAAAGAAAAAGTTTTTGAAAAGTGGAATAGTGGGGACAAGAAAACTCTTTTGGTTCTTCCTACCGGGTGTGGTAAAACAATAGTTTTTGCAAAGATTACAGAAGATTGTGTAAGACAAGGGGCAAGGGTTTTAATCCTTGCCCATAGAGGCGAACTGTTAGAACAAGCCTCTGACAAAATAGAAAAGGCTACCGGACTGAAAAGTGCAGTAGAAAAAGCTGAAAACTCCTGTATTAACAGTTGGTATAGAGTTGTTGTAGGTTCAGTCCAAACACTTATGAGAGATAAAAGGCTAAATCAATTTAGTTGTGATTACTTTGACACAATTATTATTGATGAAGCACATCATGTTATCTCTGATAGTTACAAAAAAATACTTGAACATTTTTCTGAGGCTAATGTACTTGGTGTTACTGCAACACCTGACAGAGGTGATATGAAAAATCTAGGACAAGTGTTTGATAGCCTAGCATATGAGTATACCCTTCCACAAGCTATTAAGGAAGGGTATTTAACTCCTATTAAGGCAGTAACAATACCACTTAAACTTGATTTATCAGGTGTATCAACACAAGCCGGTGACTTTAAAGCCAGTGATATTGATACTGCACTGGACCCATATTTGTATCAAATAGCAACAGAAATGAAGAAGTATTGTGCAAACAGAAAGACAGTAGTTTTTCTGCCACTTGTAAAGACTTCACAGAAGTTTAGAGATATTTTAAATACTCAGGGGTTTAATGCAGCTGAGGTTAATGGCAACAGTACAGATAGAGCAGAAGTATTAAGTGATTTTGAAAACGATAAATACAATGTTCTGTGTAATTCAATGCTTTTAACGGAAGGTTGGGACTGTCCATCAGTTGATTGTATTATTGTATTAAGACCAACAAAAGTAAGAGGTCTTTATTGTCAAATGGTTGGCAGAGGTACAAGACTATGTGAAGGTAAGGAAGATTTATTACTTCTTGATTTTCTGTGGCATACAGAAAGACACGAACTATGCAGACCTGCTCACTTAATTTGTACATCTGACGAAGTGGCAAAGAAAATGACTGAGAATTTAGCAGAAAATTCAGGTTGTCCTATTGACATTGAAGAGGCTGAAGAAAAGGCATCAGAAGATGTTGTTGAACAGAGAGAAAGAGCACTTGCAGAACAACTGCAAAAAATGAAAACAAGAAAAAGAAAACTTGTTGACCCTTTGCAATTTGAAATGTCAATTCAAGCAGAAGATTTATCTTCATATGTTCCGGCTTTTGGTTGGGAGATGGCACCACCTAGCAAAAAACAAGTACAAGCACTTGAAAAACTAGGTATTTTTCCGGATGAAATTGATAATGCCGGTAAGGCTACAATGCTACTTGAAAGACTACAGAAACGCAAAGAAACAGGACTTACCACACCTAAACAGATAAGATGTTTAGAGCGTTATGGATTTCAGCATGTTGGTGAATGGCAATTTGAAAATGCAAAGAAGATGATAGATAGAATTGCTGCAAACGGTTGGCATGTACCTAGAAACATCAATCCGTCACAGTATAGAGAGGGTGAATAGCTATGAATAATAAGCTGAATTTAGTTGAATTAATTAAATATATTGACCCTTCAAGGCTAGACTATCAGGAATGGATTAATGTTGGTATGGCTCTTAAACAAGAAGGTTATTCTGAATATGATTGGGATAACTGGAGCAGTAGAGATAGTAGCAGATACCACAGTGGTGAATGTCATAAAAAATGGGCAACATTTAACGGAAATTCTTCACCGGTAACAGGTGGCACTATATATCAAATGGCTTGTGACTTTGGTTACAAGCCACCTGTTGGTGCACCTGATGAAGCTATGAACTGGGATGATGAAATCAGTAATGACCCATTGAAAGTTATAGACGGTGGTTTTGAAATTGAAGAATTAAAACTACCCAAGGAGTGGCACCCTAAAGAACAACTTATTAAATACCTTAGTGTATTGTTTGAGGCTGACGATAATGTGGGATATGTAACAGACTGTTGGCAAACTGCTGACGGTAAGAACTTACCTACAAAGGGTAATTACGATAGAACTGCAGGTCAGTTAATAGAAGAATTGTCAAAGTTGAAAGATGATGATATAGGTGCAGTATTTGGGGATTATAACAAAGATGTAGGTGCTTGGATAAGGTTTAATCCTTTAGACGGTAAAGGTGTTAAAAATGACAATGTAACCGACTACCGTTATGCACTTGTAGAATCTGATGAAATACCTATTGAAACTCAAAATACTATTATCAGAGAACTTGAATTGCCGGTAGCTTGTCTTGTACATACAGGTAATAAATCTATTCACGCTATTGTAAAGATAAATGCTACAAATTATGAAGAATACAGTAAGAGAGTAAATTATCTTTATAAAGTTTGTGACAAGAACGGCTTTATTACAGATAAGCAGAACAAAAACCCATCAAGACTAAGCAGAATGCCCGGTATTGAAAGAAAAGGTAAGAAACAATATTTACTTGATACCAACATAGGCAAAGAAAGTTGGGATGAATGGTATGAGTGGATAGAAAGTATTAATGATGATTTACCTGAACCGGAAAACCTAACAGATGTTTTTGATAACTTACCTGAACTATCACCACCACTAATTGATAATGTTCTCAGACAAGGTCACAAAATGCTTATAGCCGGACCATCTAAAGCCGGTAAGTCTTTTGCACTTATTGAACTTACTATTGCAATAGCTGAGGGGAAGAAGTGGCTAGGCTTTAATTGTACTAAAGGTAAAGTTATGTATGTTAATCTTGAACTTGATAAAGCAAGTTGTTTACATAGATTTGCTGATGTATATAAGAAACTAAATTGGCAACCTAATGCCATAATGAATATTGATATATGGCATTTAAGAGGTAAAGCCTCACCAATGGATAAATTAGCACCTAAGCTAATCCGTAGAGCCTTAAAAAAGAACTATATAGCAGTTATTATTGACCCTATATACAAGGTTCTTACAGGTGATGAAAACAGTGCAGAACAGATGTCTAAGTTCTGTAATCAGTTTGACAAAATTTGTGCCGAACTGGGATGTGCAGTAATTTACTGTCACCATCATTCAAAAGGTAATCAAGGTACTAAAAAGTCTATGGACAGAGCCTCAGGCAGTGGTGTTTTTGCTCGTGACCCTGATGCCATGTTAGACCTTATAGAACTTGAAATTGATGATAATCTTATTAAGTATCAAGAGAACAAAGCTGAATGTGCTATTTACTATAAATATCTGAAAAGATTTGTTTCTAATATTGATGAGGAAGTTTCTCAGGATGATTTAGAAAGTTCCTACAATATGGAAAAGATAGCCGAAAATAAGCTAAGTAAGAATACTTTAGCTTTGGCTAGGGCTGAATTTCAAGAAGAAAGAAAGTCCATCAAAACTCGTTCAGCTTGGAGAATTGAAGGTACATTAAGAGAGTTCCCTAGGTTCTCACCAATCAACTGTTGGTTCAATTATCCTATACATCAGATTGATGATACAGGTGTTTTAAGTGATATTGACAGTAGTAGCCAAATGAATAGTAAAAACTCAAATTACAAGAAAAATTTTGGCAACAAAAAGAGTGCTGAAGAACGAAAGAATGAACGAAAAGAATCATTAGAAGTTGCCTTTAGTGCAGTTCAAGAAAATGGTCAAGCCAGTATTGAAGACCTTGCATCCTATATGGGAAAATCAGAAAGAACTGTCAGAAGAAACTTAAAAGAACATGGTAGCTTTTGGATAGATGATAATAGTATAGGTCTTAAAAATAGTTCTAATTAAGAATAATAGATGATATTTTCATAGTCAGTGACATTGTCATTTATTCGAGTTTGTCAATGACTGCCATTGTCAAAGTCGATTTTTTGTCAATGACAATGTGAGTGACAAAGTCGATAAATTATTCGAGTTTGTCAATGTCAATGACAAACTATATATATTATATATATATAAAAGGGGTTTTAAATTCCCCTTTTATATTAAGTAATAATATACACGAAAAAACAGAAGTTTAAAAATAAACGATTTACACAGAAAGGATATAAAATGAAGACTACTGAATTTTTTATGCCTATGGACCCACCAACAATTACACATCAAGAAAAGAAGATTAGTTATGTGAACGGTAAACCAATCTTCTATGAAGAACCAAGGCTAAAAGAGGCTAGGTCAAAACTTGAAGCATATTTAAGTAAATATGTTCCAAAGGAAATGTTTGTTTCAGGTGTATCACTTGTTACAAAGTGGTGTTTCCCACTAAAGGGAAAACATAGTGATGGGGACTATCGTACAACAAAGCCTGATACAGATAACTTACAAAAGCTTTTGAAAGATGTAATGACTAAGTTAGGCTTTTGGAAAGATGATGCACTTGTTTGTTCTGAACTGGTAGAAAAGTTTTGGGCAGATATTCCCGGTATCTATATCAGGATAAAGGAGTTGCCTGTAAATGGACATTTCTCAAGTTAAGAAATATTTGAATAGGCAAGTAAGTTATAAGGGAAGTCTTTATAACTTGGTTGGTTGTATTATCAGACGAAGTACAAAAGAAAACAAGTTTATATATCAAGCTGAACTACAAGACAGTTTAGCTACAAATTCTTTAGTGGTATGTAAACTGGATGATGTTGAAATAAGGAGTAACAATAATGGAAATTAAGAGAGTATGTGCAGTATGTGGAAATGAGTTTACTGCAAGAAACTACAATGCAAAGTTTTGCAGTTATGAGTGTGTAAAGACACACAACAGAGTGAAGAACCAAAGGCTAAGGCAAGAACAAGCTAAAACACCAAAGCAGTCAAGAGAACATAACCTTAACCGTACTTTGTACAATTTACATAAGTACAACGAAGAAAACGGTACAAGGCTAAGCTACGGTCAGTATAGAGCTAAGATTGAAAGTGGGGAGATTGCAATATGAGTAATTACCTAGATTGGAGTGATAATCTTGAATGCTAAAGAGTACCTTAATCGTGTAAGGTTTGCTGATATAAGCATTAATACTAAGAATGATGAACTGTATCACCTAAAGTTAAAGTCATTACAAGTAAGTCCACAGAGCCAAGGTGAAAGGGTACAGAGTTCCGGTAGTGGTGGTGACTTTACAAAGATTATTGATAAGATTGTTTTATTACAAGACAAAATCAATGAAGAAATTGACCTACTTGTAGAATTAAAGGAACAAGCCAGAACCCTTATACATAGGCTGACTGATGAACGATATAAAACAGTTCTGACAGAGTATTACCTAAATCATAAAACATGGGAGCAGGTAGCTGATTGTATGAATTATGATTTGAGATATGTGTACAAGGTTCATGGCAGAGCCTTACAAGCTTTTTCAGAAATTTTAAAAGAGGACATTAAAAGACACCCTAACAAGTGCTATAATGATATTATGGAAAACCGGAAGAGATAGATAAGATTGCAAGAATGATTTTTCATTGACTATTCCTCTTGTAAAAAATTCAGCATTGCCCACCTAATCACTTAGGTGGGTTTTGTTGTATAAGAAATTAGGTGATTTAATGTATAAAAATAAGTTCAGCTATGAGAACACAACAAAATTCATTTTTAATGGTGAAGGCATTTTTAATATTCCTATCATCAATGCTACAGATAATATTGACAATTTAGAGAATCTAATTGGCTTTAATTATGCAATGAGTAGCAAGAGGAAAGATTGTGGAGTGCATTTCTTTCTTGATGATTATCAGTTCCAACGATTATGGAATAATCCTGAAAAATATATTGAGTTGTTATCGAAATACCCCTTTGTACTTTCAACTGATTTTAGCCTTTATTCCGACTACCCTAGAGCCTTGCAGATTTATAATCATTACAAAAAGCATTGGTTGGCTGCATATTGGCAGATGCATGGTATCAAGGTAATACCTACAATTTGTTGGAGTGATGAAGTTAGTTATAATTATTGCTTTGACGGAGAGCCAAAGAACAGTATTGTTGCAGTATCCAGCGTAGGCACACAGAAAAGTAACAAAGATAAAGACTTATTTTTGCAAGGCTATAATGAAATGTTAGAACGGTTAGAACCTACACAGATTATTTTTTACGGCACAGTACCGGAAGAATGTAAAGGTAATATAGTACAAGTGAAGTCGTTTCAAGAAAAATTTAGGAGGTCAGAGTAATGGGTGGCAGAGGTGGAACAAGCTCAGCTAGTAGTGCTTACAGTAGTGAAAAACCTGTTTCAAAAATGGGTGCGAGAATTATGTATCATGCCGCTAAACAAAGTGGAAATTTAGAAAAAAATTCTCCCGAGGTAAAGAAAAACAGTAAGTATGAGAAGATTGCACAGAGTAAAGATTATAGCTTTTTTGAAAATATGAAAACAAGCAGAGAAGTTGAACAAGTTGGTTTCTATTTTGAAAAAAGAATTGAAAATGTTCAAGCAAAGATAGCAAAGCTGGGTAGTATTGATAAAGCTTTTGAAAATCAAACTTTGTTAAAAGAGTATAGGGCTTTAAGAGATGCAAATATCGCAGTACATGAAAAGCTAAGAACTTTTAAACCAACGGGATCTTTTAACCGTATTGACCCTACTTTAGAGCATAGGCAAACTACAACAACATATGAAAATGCAAGAAAACGAAGAGAAAAGAACTTTGAAGCATGGTGGAACGGTAGTAGTAAATAAGGAACTAATAAAGAGAGGTGGTGAATTTGGCAAAGGGAAAATATCAAAAGTGGTTACTAAAGGAAAATTTATTATTGCTGGAGGGTTGGGCTAGAGATGGATTAACTGATGAACAGATAGCAAAGAATATGGGCATTTCTGCAAAAACTTTGTGGGATTGGAAGAACAAGCATAGTAATATTTGTAATGCCTTAAAAAAGGGTAAAGAAGTTGTTGACTATGAAGTTGAGAACGCTTTGCTTTCATCAGCACTGGAAGGCAACACAACGGCTCAAATCTTTTGGCTTAAAAATAGACGACCTGACAAATGGAGAGATAAGCAGAAAGAAGAAACAGACACAACGGCACTTAATAAGCTGGATAATATTTTGAAAGAGATTAAAGATGATGCACTAAGGAGTACAAAGAATGGGTTACACAAATAAGCAAAAAGAATATATTGTAAATGCTACCCATAGATGGAACATAAAGAGTGGTGCAGTTCGTTCCGGTAAAAGTTTTGTTGATGTTACTTTTATTGTACCTATGAGAATTAGGGAGAGAATAGGCAAAGACGGACTTTGCTTTATTATCGGTGTATCTAAAGAAACTATTGAGCGAAATGTACTTCAGCCAATGAGAGAACGATATACCTCTGATGTTGTAGGAACAATCAACAGTCGTAACATTGCTAAAATCTGTGGTGAAGATGTTTATTGTTTAGGTGCTGAAAAGGTTAGTCAGGTTGCAAAAATTCAAGGTGCATCAGCTAAATATATTTATGGTGATGAAGTAGCAAAGTGGAATGAAGATGTATTTGCTATGCTAAAGTCAAGACTTGATAAGCCTTATTCCTGCTTTGACGGTAGTTTAAACCCTGAACACCCTACCCATTGGTTAAAACAGTTTATTGACAGTGATGCAGATATTTACTTGCAAGAATATACTATCTTTGATAATACCTTTTTGTCTAAAGATTTTGTACAGAATTTGTGTAATGAATATGAAGGTACTATCTATTACGATAGATTGATTTTAGGCAAGTGGGTTCGTGCCGAAGGTGCTATTTACCGTAAATTTGCCGACAATCCAAAAGCGTATTACTGTAGATTAGTTGATAGAATTGACCCTGATTTACCATACAAACAGATACTTAAAGGCTCTTTACAAGAAGTAACTATTGGTATTGACTTTGGTGGTAATAAGTCAGGTCATGCGTTTGTTGCTACCGGTACAACTGATAATTACAGTGAGCTGGTGGCAATTAGAAGTATAAGGCACTTTGGAGAATATGATAGTAACGATTTAGACAGACTGGCTATAGAATTTGCACAGTCTGTTTTTGATATGGTAGGAAAAGTTGATTATGTTTATTGGGATAATGCCGAAACTGTTTTAGGTAGAGGTATCAAGAGAGCATTTGAAAAACATTTTCCTAATATCATTGTCAGACCAGCGAGGAAAAAGCCTATACAAGACCGTATCCAATGCACATTGCGACTTATGGGAGCAGATAGGTTCTTTATTACAGATAGTTGTGATAGCTTGAAAAGAGCCTTGTGTGAGGCAGTATGGAACGATAAAAAATTAAATGATGAAAGGCTTGATGACGGATCTACCGATATTGATAGTCTTGACGGTTTTGAGTACACCTTTGAAAGAAATATGAAAAGGTTTATAAAGGTGGGATAAAATGGGACTTATAAATTTTTTGAAAGGAGTGTGGAGCAGAGTGTTTCCGACAAAGCTAAGAAGTATTAAGAATGCGCTTAATATTGATATTGCTTTAACTGATGAAATGTTAAAGTCTATTGATGTGTGGCAGAACAGTTATTCAGGCAGAGCCTTGTGGCTTGATGAATATCATGTTGTCAGTTTAAGACTTGAAAAGTCCATTGTAAGAGAATTTAGCAATGTTTCTTTGTCTGAAATGACTTCAAGTGTCAGTTACAAGCCACTTGATAAAATATACAAGAAAGCAATTAGAAACCTTAACACACACTTTCAAAGAGGTTTAGCCACCGGTGCTATGATTATAAAGCCTTTAGGTGGCAGTAAAGTTCAGTTTGTTTCTGCCAATGCCTTTATACCTGTTGAATACGATACAGACGGAAGACTAATTAAAGTTATATTTCCTGAATTTAAAAAGCTGGGTAACAAGTTCTACACAAGACTTGAATATCACGACTTAGACAAAGACAAGGGACTGACAATTACTAATTCTGCCTATGTGTCTGACAGTGAAAGTACCTTAGGCAATAAGATACCATTAAGCAGTATTGAAGAATGGGCAGACCTAGAAGAAAGTATCACATATCCCGCAATGAATAAAACTGCTTTCGGCTATTATCGTAACCCTATTGACAATGATATTGACGGCTCTATGACTCCTATTTCTGTATTTGACTCAGCACTTCCCATTATTCAGAAAGCAGATATTCAGTTTGGTAGGCTTGATTGGGAGTTTGAAAGTGGAGAAAGAGCTATACACATTGATGAATCAGCACTAAAAGGTAATAGAGTAGCAAAGTTAAATAAAAGGTTATATCGTAGTGTTGACCTTGATGATAATGAGGGAATTTTACAGGACTATTCGCCGACAATCAGACAAGTTGATATTAAAGCCGGACTTGAGGCATACAAAAGAGAAATTGAGTTTTCTGTTGGTCTTGCTTATGGTGACTTGTCCGATCCGGCAACAGTTGCAAAAACTGCAACGGAAATTAAGTCGGCTAAAGACAGAAAGTATAACACAGTCAATGCAATTCAGGAGAATTTAAAGGATTGTATGGAGGACCTTGTGTATGCTTTAGCTTTTTATAATTCAATGACTACAAGTGGTTACAAGTTTGTTTGTGACTTTAAGGATAGCATTAAGACAGATGAAGAAACAGAAAGAAAGCAAGATATACAGGACCTTAACTTAGGTATCTTAAGACCTGAGGAATACAGAGCAAAGTGGATGGGTGAAGACATTGACACAGCCTTACAGAACCTACCACAAAAAGCTGAGGTGATAGAATGAGTAGTTCAATTATTATTACAACAATTATTTGTGTTACAGTTATTGTACTGGCTTTTATAGGTAAAGATTAATGCAAATTACCGAGAAGGATATAGAGTCTGTTCCTCAGCCTATAGTGAGCCTTTTTAATGACCTGGAACAAACTATTATGCTTGACATTATTAGACAGCTACAGTCTAATAATAAGGAGATTACAAGGTCAGCAGATTGGCAAATTAACAGACTTTATGAATTGGGAAAAAGTAAAGAAGAAATAAAGAGTTATATCAAGAACACCTTGAACCTATCTGATGAACAGATAGACAAGGTGTTTTCTAATGTTATAAGCAGTGGTTATGCAAGAGATAAAAGCCTTTATGATGCAGTTGGGAAAAGTTTCATACCATATGAAGATAACTTACCACTTCAACAACTTGTTAATTCTATGATAACTCAGACTAAAGGAGAGCTAAAGAACATTACCGGTTCTTTAGGCTTTGCACTTAGAGAACCTAACTCAACTAAGCTAACATATACACCACTTACAGACTACTACCAAAGCACTCTTGACAAGGCAATAACTCAGATTGCAACAGGTGCATTTGATTACAATACTGTACTGAGAAATACAGTAAAAGAAATGACTAACTCAGGACTAAGGTACATTGACTATGACAGTGGTTACAGCAGTAGAGTATCGGTAGCAGTAAGGAGAGCAGTCCTTACCGGCTATAATCAAGTGGTGGCAAATATTAATGAAAGTAATGCAGAAAAACTTGAAACAAACTATTTTGAAACTACTTATCATAGTGGTGCAAGACCTACCCACCAACCTTGGCAAGGTAGGGTTTATAGCAAGGAAGAATTGGTTTCAGTTTGTGGACTGGGTACAGTAACAGGGCTTTGTGGTGCTAACTGTTATCACAACTATTATCCATTTATTAAAGGTGTATCAGAAAGGACTTATACAGATGAAGAACTAAACCGAATGAACCAAGAAGATAATGAGAAAAGAGAGTTCAGAGGTAAAAGCTACACAAAGTATGAGGCTCTGCAAAGACAAAGAAAACTTGAAACCATAATGAGAGCAGAAAGACAAGAGATAAAACTGCTTACAGAGGGTGGTGCCGGTGATGATGACATAATGTCAGCTAATGTAAGATACAATAAAACCTCAGACGAATATGCAAGACTTTCAAAGGCTATGAACCTACCACAACAAAGACAAAGAGTAAATATTGACGGGCTGGGAAACATAGGTGCTAAACTGGATAAAAGTAGTAAGGTGGCTAAGAGTAACGGTACAAAGACTATTGAAAATGGTGTACATAAACTTTCTGATTCCGGTGACAACACCAACTTTGAAAAAACTATACAAAACAGTAAATCAAATATTGAAAAAAGTAACGATAGTGGTATAATAGAATTTGAAAAAGGTGTAACTAAAGATGTTAAGAAAATCTTTAATACAGAATATGAGAATATGCAACAGAAGTTTGGAAACATATCTACTATATCTTCTGTTGGTGTTCTTAGTGATAGTAATTTGAGTACATATGGCTCATACAATGATAATTCAAGAGAATTAGTGTTAAGATTTGCTAATAAGAAAAGTTTTGTATCAGAACACACTAAAAAAGCAAAGGAAATGAACAAGTCAGGTGAATGGTCAACTGCACATTATTTACACGCTATAAGGCACGAAATAGGTCATGCAATTCAGCTTGAACATAAGTTAAATGACCCATTGTGGGATGAAAAATTAAAAGCAATACAGGATATAATGCGTTCATTACCTGAATATGATAACAATAAATTTAAAGGTAAATATACCGTATCAAAATATGCTATGCAAGATATAAATGAATTTATATCTGAATGTATTGCAGAAAGTATGAATAAGAAGGCAAAATACACATCTAAGCAAGTTGCAAATATCATTAAGGGGGATAAATAATTATGACTGAGATATTTAATAAGTATATAAAATGGTCTCATTTGGATAATACTTGTCATAGACGGCTAAATAAAGATGCCCCAGAATACATTAAAGATGAAGTAAGAAAACTTGATGATGAATATTATAAAAAAACAGGAAGGCATAAAATGATTGTTGATTATGATGATGAATAACGATTGTCTAGACTATTAGTTTTTATACTTTTTATGTTTCGTGACAAAATACTGCTACTTAAGCACTTTACATTTTGTAAGGTGCTTTTTTTATACCAAAAATTGACCGTTCCTAAGTCGTTAAACTAAGGATAGAAAGAGGTGCTACCTCGTTAAAAAGCGTATCGAAAGGAGCTATTATGCAAAGAAAATTTTTAGAAGATTTAGGACTTGATAAGGATAATATTGATAAAGTTCTGAATCAGTACAAACAAGATTTAGAAAAGGCTAAACAACCACTAATTGTGGAAAGAGATAGCCTAAAGGATCAGCTAGAGACTGCACAAGATGTACTAAAAGAATTTGATGGGGTTGATGTCAAAGACTTACAAGGTAAAATTGATAGTCTTAACACAGAACTTGCAAACAAGGACAAAGAGTACAAGAATAAAATTGCAGATATGGAGTTTACTTCTGTACTTGATTCAGCTTTATCAAAAAGTGGTGCAAAGAACAGTAAGGCTGTTAAGGCTTTGCTTGACCTTGACAACCTTAAAAAATCGAAAAATCAAGCAGAAGATATTGAAGAGGCTATCAAGGATGTAAAGACAGAAAATGACTATATGTTCAAGTCAGATGAGCCTTTCAAAAATCCGGTAAAGAATACTGGTAACACAAATATTAAACCTGACTCAATGTCAGCAATTAGGTCTGCTATGGGTTTAGGTGAACCAAAAGAAGATAAATAATTAAGAAAAGAGGTTTTATTTTATGGCAAATACTATTGAATTAGCAAAATCCTATGTGCCACTTCTTGATGAAGTGTATAAAAATGCTGCACTTACTTCTGATTTAGACGGTGCGTCAGAACTTGCACAAGCCGGTGCTAATGCTAACGAACTGATTATTCCAATGATTGAAATGGACGGTCTTGCTAACTATGACCGTAACAGTGGTTACATTAACGGTGATGTAACTATTAAGAATCAGACAGTAGCTTGTAACTACGATAGAGGTAGAAAGTTTACTGTTGACAGTATGGATAATATTGAAACTGCCGGTATTGCATTTGGCAGACTTGCAGGTGAGTTTATCCGTACTAAGGAAGTACCTGAACTTGATGCATTTAGATTTTCTACATACTCAGGTATCAAGGGCATTTCTTCTGCATATGGTAGCCTTTCTACAGGTGACAGTATTATTAAGGCTCTTCGTACTGCTACTGCAAAGATGGATGATGACGAAGTACCTACAGATAACAGAATTCTGTACATTCGTTCAGACCTTTACGGTGTAATTGATGATATGGATACAACAAAGTCAAGAAAAGTGCTTGAAAGATTTTCTAAGATTGTTCCTGTACCATCATCAAGATTTATGACTAACATTACACTAAATGACGGTAAGACCAGTGGTCAGGAAAAAGGTGGTTATGCTAAGTCAGCTAAATCTGTTGACATTAACTTTGAGATTATCCATAAGTCAGCAGTAATCCAGTACACCAAGCACAAAGTACCTAAGATTATTGACCCTAACGCAAATCCTGATGCAGACGCATGGACTTTTGGTTATCGTAATGTTGGTATTGCTAGGGTGTATCAGAACAAAGTAGCAGGTATCTACTGTCACACAGTAACACAGAACACAGCTACTCAGTCAGTCAGTGTCTGAATAAGAGGTAAAGCAGTATGATGATTTATGCAAATATGGATTTTTATAAAAATAAATATCAAGGTGCAGTCATTAATACTGCTAACCCTTATGTTTATTTCCGTAAAGCAACTAACTATATTAGGCACTATACTTGTGACAACATTGATGAGGGCGATATACCTGAACAAGTAAAAATGTGTTGTTGTGAAGTGGCTGAACTGCTTTATCATGCAGAACAAAATAGTAGTAACTATGTAACCTCTGACAAAACAGGTGATATGTCAGTTACATATGAAAGTACAGAAAGCCAAAGACAGGTTTTGTCAAAGAAAATTAAGTCTGTAATTTATATGTGGCTCAGTGGTACAGGTTTATTGTACAGAGGTGTAAAGTGATTACTAATTTTAAATGCACAATATATCATTTTAATGGGGTGGGGTACAGTAAGTTTTATGTACCCCATTGCCATTGGCAAGAGAACAAGGCAAATAATGTTATGAAAAGTGGTTTACAGAATGCTGACAGTGTAACTGTATATATACCACTTGATAGCCTTGTAATTACTCCTAGCAGTAGCTTGTTACCGGCTAATGATGTTTTCCCAGGAATGAAGATTGTGCCTAAGAAACCCTCACAAGACCTTATTGTAAAAGGTTATTGTGACTTTGAATTTAATAATACCGACCAAAAGACAGTATCGGAAAGTATGAAGGAGTTTAACAAGTCTTTTAGTTACAACACTATTATGACAATAGACATCAAGGACTATGGTGCTAAAAGGTTACAACACATCAAGATTAGTGGAAAGTAGGTGAATGTGTGATTATTAGTCAGCCGCAAGATAACACAATTAACACACCTAACGGAAGTTTAAATTTTAAATGGCGTAGTGACTTTGGTTCTTTAACCGAAAAAGAATTTCAAAAGGCACAAAGGTTTGTAGACAATGAAGTTATAAGGCAGATGATACCATACACACCTATGGATACAGGCTTTCTGTTTAAGTCTGCCACAGTAGGTACAGTTATTGGTAGTGGTAAGGTTGTACAGTTAGGACCTTATGCAAGGTATTTATACTATGGTGTTGTTTATGGTCCTAATATTCCACTATACAAGAATGGTGAATTGGTAGGTTTTTACAGTCCACCAAAGAAATACCCTACCGGTAGAGAATTAAAGTATTCAACTGCTAAGCACCCTCTAGCCGGTAAAATGTGGTTTGAACGAATGAAAAAGGATAAGAAGGATGTTATCTTGAACGGTACTGCAAAAATTTTAGGTGGTAATGTGAAATGAACATAATTGAATTAGTAAAGTCAGCTTTGCAGAGTTTTCCACAAATTAACAAGGTTTGTAATGAAATCTCCATTGACTTTACAGATGACACAATTGATAGTTACGGACTATCTTCAACAGGTGATACATTGCTAAAAGAAGATATTTTAGGTAATCAGACAAGACAACATAACTTTATTCTGTATGCAGTGTATCAGTCCGTTAATGACTATGACAGAATGGTAAATACAGGTGCTTTACTCTCACTTCAAATGTACCTTGAACATTTTGCAGATAATCAAGAAGTTACTGTCAAGGTGGGTGACAATGAGTATATAGGCACTCTAACAAAGTTAACTTGTTCAAATGGTATGATTTACGAAATACCAAATGGCAATATGAATAACGGTGTGGTATATCAGCTACAGATTATATCACAATACAAAATTGATTTTTAATGAAAGAAGGTAATATTATGGCAGAAACAAAAGCAGTAAGTGGAACACCTAGCAAGTATTCAGGTAAGCTAAAAAGAAGTTACTTAATGCATTATATTGACGCTAGTTTTGGAAGTCAGACACCTAGTTGGTTCCTAATCGGTAGAGATATTGAGGAACTATCAATGGAACTAAATCCGGAGGCAGACTCAAAGAATATTCTTGACCAAACTATTGATAATGGTTACGCACCAACTCTAGGTGTAGAAACATACTATGCAGACACAGAAGATGAAATCTTTGACAAGCTAAAAGACATTGCTATGAATAGACTTACAGGAGAAAATTGCAGAACAAAAATTCTTGAAGTGCTTATTGATAACAATGCTACTATTGATGCATCAGGTGCAGTTACAGGTGCTAGTGCTTGGGTAGAGGATTGTTTTGTAAAGCCACAGTCTTACGGTGGTGCAGGTGGTAACAATAGTGGTGTAAATATTCCTTACAATGTTTCACTTGAAGGCAATCGTCAGAAAGGTACTGTTGCTATTACTAACAAAGTACCAACATTTACAGCAGTATAGGAGAAGTCTAATGAACAATTTAAGTTTTGATGTTGGATATAAAGAATATTCTATTAACGGTGATGAAAGTAGAATTTTGCGTATTAACACAAGCGATATGAATGTTATCACTAGAATGAATAAAGCAGAAAAGGAGCTACAGAAGATAGCCGATAAGTGTAATAGTACTACTGCTGAAAATGCAATAGAAACACTTTCCTATTTAGATAATGAAGTAAGAAAACAGATTAATTATGTCTTTGATGGTGATGTTTCTGATATTATATTTGGTAATACTAATTGTATTAGCATTGCCGGTGGTAAGCCCATTTTTGAAAACTTCCTAGAGGCAGTACTCCCAATCATCAAAGAAGATATTTCTACAGAACAGAAGAAAATTGAAAGAAAAGTTAGCAAGTACACATCTAAAGTAAAATGATTGGTGAACTTCCTAAAAGCCTGGAAATTGACAATGCAACATATGAAATTAATTCAGATTTCCGTGTTGCATTGTTAATATTTCAAGCATTCAATGACCCTGAACTAGACCAATATTGTAAGGCTTTAGTATGTCTAAAGTGTTTGTATAAAGAAGTACCGGCTAATACAGAACAAGCTATTAAAAAAGCAATGTGGTTCCTTGATGGTGGAGATACTCCAAAATCTCAAAATCAAAGAAAAATACTTGATTGGGAACAAGATGAAAGTATAATCTTTCCGGCTATTAATAAAGTAGCCGGTTACGAAACAAGAGAAGTTAAGTACCTTCATTGGTGGACTTTTCTAGGTCTATTTAATGAAATTGGAGATGGCTTGTTTTCACAGGTAATGAACATTAGAGGTAAGAAGTCTAAAGGAAAGAAACTTGAAAAGTGGGAGAGAGAATTTTACAGTTCCCACAAAGAGTTAATAGACCTAAAGAGAAAAGCTACTTCACAAGATGAACAACAAGAACTAGATTTCATTAATAATATTATTTGATATGCACAAAAATATTGTTGACGCTTGGATAAATTTGTTATATTATAATGTATATACTTAATAAGTAAGGGGTAATGTACAAGTGAGCAACCAAACTGTTATTAGAGTTTTACCTGATAGAAACAAAATAAAACCATTCTATAAAAAGTGGTGGTTTTGGTTAATAATTTTTCTTGTGGCATTAGTGATTTTTGCAGCAATTATAAGTGAAAATAAGAAAAAGCAGACTGAGGATAATAATAGTGTTGAAACAACTCAAACAGAAATGTCAGAGATGGACTATAAATCATCCTGTAAGACCATTGATTACAAAACACTTGCAAGAAACCCAAATAAATATAAAGGTGACCATTTTAAAATTACCGGTGAAGTGGAGCAGGTTATTGAAGAAGATAATGTTCTTGATGATAATACTCAATACACAGTACGGTTAAATATGACAAAGAATGACTTGGACTATTGGGACGATACAATTCTTCTTAATGTAGAAATCCCACAAGATGAAGACAGAATATTGGAAGACGATATTATAACTGTTTATGGTACTTGTCAAGGAAAATATACATATACAGGCTTATTAAAATCAAGTGTTACAGTTCCTTTAATTGATGTTAAATATTTTAATATCAATACTGATTCAAGCAAACTTAAATAAAAATTAGCCACTCTGTAATGGGGTGGCTTTTCTTATGCGTACATCAAGTGGTGTACGCATTTTTTATACCCAATTTTAGGAAGGAGGAGTTATATGGCTACAGATGGTAGTATCATTTTTGACACTAAAATTGATGCAGACGGTTTTAACAAAGGCACAAAGAATATGTCCTCAAAGGCTATTGATTTAAAAAATAAGATTGCTCAGACCACAAGAGAGATTAAATCTTTAGAAGATAGTCTAAGGGAAATGTCTAATACACCTATTAGAACTAATATATCAGCCGGTATCGAAAAAGATATTACAAAAGCTAAAGAACAGTTAAAGTCCCTTTATAACAAAGCTGATGAAATAGGCAATTCTAAGCAGAAAGATTTAACAGACTTAGGACTAGGCACAGAATATCTTGACAGTATGTTAAGTAATGATAAAGAGTGGAACAAAGTCCAGCAACAAATTACTGAAACAGAAAATAAGCTGAAAGAGTATGAGGCTAAGCTGAAAAGCGTTAGAAGTGCCGAGAATTCAACTACCGGTAAAGATACGGCTGAATATAAGGAAAAACAAGAGAAATTAACAAGGCTTAATGAACAACTGAATACTTATAAAGCTAGATTAGTTGAAACTGAAAGTAAAGAAAAAACAACTTCAAAGCAGACAAATATTAATACTGATATTTTAAAGAAATTTACTACTGCTATAAAAAAACTTGGTAAAAAGATGAAAACTGTTTTTAGTAATACCGTTGTTAGTGGTATTAAAAAAATTGGTAGTCATCTTAAAAACTTATTTTCTCATACTAAAAAGACCAGTAGCCAAATGGGTGGCTTTGCTAAGGCTTTAAATAGAATCAAACAAGCTATTGGTGGAATGTTACTTTATAAGGTTATCCAAGGTGGTGTTGAGGCTTTAAAGGATAGTTTAGGAGAAATGGCTAAAGAAAGTCCTGCAGTGAATAAACAATTATCAGCATTGTTGACTTCGTTTACTTATATGAAAAACAGTATTGCTTCTGCTTTTTTGCCTATCTTAACAGTTGTTACCCCTATACTAACCGGGTTAATGGATACTTTAAGTAAAGCTACTAACAAGGTGGCAGAATTTTTTAGTGCCTTAACCGGTCAACCCTCATATGTAAAGGCAGTAAAGGTTCAACAGAATTATGCCAAGAGCCTTGACACAACTACTAAAAGTACTAAAGCTAACACAAAGGCCACAAAAGAAAATCAAAAGAATTTAGCCTCTTACGACCAACTTAATGTTATGGAACAGTCTAGTTCTTCAAATAACGCCAAAGACAGTAATGCTTCTAATGGGAGGCAGTTCAGAACTGTTGCAACACCTTTTAGTAACTTTGCTAACCAACTAAAAAAGGCAATTAGTAAAGGCAATTATGGAGCAGTTGCGAAGATACTATCAAAAAAATTGAATTCGGTGTTGTCAAGTATCGATTGGAAAAGCATAAGACAAAAAGCTAAGAATATTGCTAGTAATATTGCTGATTTCATTAATGGTGCAATAGAAGAGATTGATTGGTTTTTGCTTGGTACTACACTAGGTAATGGTTTGATGACAGCCATAGACTTTCTATACACACTCATTAAAAAGATAAAGTGGAAAAAGTTAGGGAAAAGTATTGCTAGTTTTCTTAATGGTGCAATTAAGTCTATAAACTTTATTGAAATAGCCAAACTACTTGGTGAAAGTATCAATGGTATTTTTGAATTTGCACTTGGTTTTGCAAAAGAATTTGATTGGATTGCTTTGGGCGAAAGTATTAGAAATGCTTTAACAGAATTGTTTAATACTCTTGATGTACAGTTAGTTATTGATGCCGTATCTTCTATGATTAATGGTGTTTTTACTACAGCTCTGACTATTGTTGGTGACCCTGATTTTACTGAGTTAGGTTCAAAAACTGCACAAGCATTGAAAGATATGCTAAACAAAATCAATTGGAAAAACATTTCAAAACTTTTCTTTACTCTTCTAAAAGGTGTTTTTGATTTTGCAAATGGCTTTCAGCTTGAAATTAATTGGGAGAAAGTAGGAGAGTCACTAGCCTCAACATTTAATTCTTTTTTTGGAGACAAAGGAGAGGGACACAAATTTATAACTTCCATATCTAATGCTTTTTGGGGCTTTTTAGGTGGTGCAATTACTGCACTCAAATCTTTTACCGACAACATCAATTGGGAAGAATTCGGCAATAATCTACTAAAAACAGTAAGAACTGCTGTAAAAAAGGGTGGAGACCTAGCAGCTAAGTTATTGTCGGTAGCAGGAACTATCGTTAATGAACTTTTAAAGTCTTTGAATAAAGTGTTTACAGATAGAAAAACAAGTAAAAGTATAACTGCTAGTATTAAGAAATCTTTTGATAATGTAGATTGGGCTGAAATAGTTGTTAATGCTTTTACTCTACTTGTTAATGCCTGTTCAACACTAGTTGATGGAATTGGCGACCTCTTAGATGACCTTACGCAAGAAATGGCTGATGGTTTTAGTCATAATAAGAATAACAGTAAAATTGAAAAAGCAGTTGTAGAACTTGTAAAGGCAATAGCAAATCTTTTTATATCTATTCTCAATTTAGCACTTAAACTAATAGTTAATGTTATTCCTAATTTAGTGTTAAGTTTATTTAGACTAATAATTGAAATGGTTACTTGGCTTGGCAGTCTTTTCTTAGGTGACGAATGGTATCAAACTGCCGAAGATAGTTTAAAGAAAGAGTTTCCGGTTATGGACTTTGATTGGGAAATTCCTAAGTTAGCTACCGGAACTGTTGTTCCGGCATCTCACGGTGAATTTTTAGCAATGCTCGGCGATAACAAAAGAGAAACAGAAGTTGTTTCCCCATTATCAACAATGAAACAAGCATTTTTAGAGGCTATGGCTGAGGGTAACTTTGGTGGTAATGATAAGGATATTAACCTTACCATTAATCTTGATGGTGAAGTTATATTCAAAGGAATGGTTAATAAGGACAGTGACTACCGTAAAAGGTTCGGCAAGTCTGCATTTGCATAGGTAGGTGATTTTATGGCTAATTTCGATTTTGATAAATTTAACGGTACTCTAATTTATATTGGTAAAGCAGTAAACGCAAGTGAAGTCGATTATACACCATTCCCACACGACCTGATGGCTAAGGAATCATATCAATCAACACCACTACAAAGAACTGAACTAAAAGCTTACAGAGATACCAAGAATAAGTTACATAGAGTTACCTCACCAAACTATAAGTCTAAAATAGTGTTTCAGACAATACCACTCCACCTAAAACAACTAAAGTCAATCAGGAAAACACTTAACAATGCTTTTATTCACAAGCAACAAAGAAAGCTATATGTAATGTATTGGGATGAAGAATTAATGAAGTATCGTAAGATGGTTTGTTATATGCCTGATATTACATACACAACAAAAGTTATTAAGGGTACAGATATAGAGTACAAGGCTCTTGAACTTACCTTTATTGAGTATTGAGGTGATGTAATGATTACAGTAGATAGCAAAATCAAGGACCATATTATTAATGACCTTGTGGAAAATACAGTTGAAATTCTTTTTCCTAATAACTCAGATATAGCAACAATCACAATGGATAATATTGTTGAAGAAAGTATGACCCTCAAACAGTCAATATGCAGTGAAAGTACATTGAAGTTTGGGGGTTGCATAGCCTCTGAGTTCAATATTTCAGTTTGTGATACTGAGGATAGAATTTTCAGTAATAAATTAAAAGGCAAATGGATATATGTTAGACTAACTCAAAGTTATCTAGGTGACTATATCTATCCGTCAAGTACTCTGTACCCATCAGCTAAAATCTATCCCGGTAGGCAAGTACAAGAAAGAACATGGGATTTGTTCTGTGGCTATGTTGATAAATTTCAGCGTGATGGAGATGATAAACACATTTATAAACTTACTGCATATGACTATATGGCAAAGCTGAACCAAAAGGATGGAACAAAAAGTTTATTCGAGGAATGGCAGAATGCTACATTCAGACCACTAGGAACTGTAATGTCTGACTTTATTAACTTAACTTATCATCCATCAGTAAGTGAAACATCAGGTATTTTAACAAACACTTTTAGTACCAATGGAGTTAATTACAAAATATATAATTTTAAAACTAGGAATGGTCATTGGTTATTGGATAAGAACAATCTAGTAACATCCGGTAGCGTACTAAGGGATTGTTGTGAAATGATAGGTGTATTTGGTTTTATATCTCCTTTTTCTGATGCATTAGAGAAGAAAGGCGATACTGTAAAAGGCAATTTTGGGTTGGTTTATATATCACCTACAGACTCACCTGAAGTATATGACTTTTATGAGGATTTAAGCTATGAGGATTACATAGTAAAGGGCTATACTGATTTTAAATGGAAGTATGGTGGAAATCTTGACGGAAAGACAACCGAAAAAGAAACTACATTTAGACCGGGCAATACGGAAATACCGGACAATGAAACAAAAGTATATGACTTAACGAAAAATGTAATTTGCTGGCAGAATGAAGATATGAATACATCTAATTGGCATATACTTAATGACTTGTACAATTACAAGAATAATAAAGGTGACCCTAGTGACATTACAAAAAGGTTCTATAACTGTAGTTACACCCCATTTACTGCCACAACAGATGGCAGACCTTGGGTACAGGTTGGGGACAATGTACAGTTTAATGTGTATGAAACTGATGTAAACGGTGCTCCATTATACGAAAACGGTAAACAGAAAATGACAGTAGTTAGCAGTGTAATCCTGTCAAGAACCCTTAGTGGTATACAAGCCTTGACAGATACATTAGAGGCGAAAGGAGAATTATAATGAGCTATAAAAAAGTAGGTTGGGAAGATAGCCCATCATCAAACACACCAATTTTATCGGTAAGTTTGAATCAGATGGATGACGGTATTGAAAAAGCAAACAAAGGCATAGTCTTTAGCTACTCTGCAACCTTCACTTCTGATGGTGTGCTAAAGAACACAACATCAACGGAAGCATTAGGTGCAGGAAGTTTTGCGACAAATCAGACAGATATTGTAACAGCATTTGTTGCAGATAATGTTACAAAAATTAATAATGGTGCTTTTAGTGGATGTACCTCACTAAAGACAATTTATATTGATAACACAGTTGGAAATGTTCAAATTGTAAGTGGTGCAGTACCTGACGGTGTTAGTATTGTTTACTCAAATGATGATAACTTCATCAATGTAAATGAACTATTAGCAAGTGCTATTAAGTCGCTGAAGAAACAAGTAAATGCAGATAAGTCTGATTGGGAGAACAGAGCAACAAGTATTGAAGCTCAGCACAAAACAGATGTACAAACTTTAAACGCTAATATTAATCAGGTTGCTGACAATTTACAGATTGTCAAAGAAACAGCACAACGAGAAATTGCAACAACTAATACGAATGTAAATGGCAAGGAAAGCCTATCTAATAAGGTTGATGTGATTACACACCCTAGCACAACTGCTTATCCTAGCGTAAAAGGTGTGTGGGATTTTGTTGAAACAAAGTCAGAACAACCACGTGCAGACATTGCACAGAACAAAGCTGATATTGTTGTATTGAAAGTAGATAAAGTTGATAATACAGACTTTAATGCATACAAGACAAGCAATGATACAGCAGTAAAGAAGAATGCTACGAATATTGCCCAACTAGACAAAAGCAAAGCAAATCTAGTGCAAAGTTATAATCTTTTTGATTGGTCTATTTTAAATGGTATAACTGCCAACGGATTAACTGCAACGGCAACAGATGATGGAGGGTATCATATCACAGGTACACCAACAAAACAATATGTAAGCTTGTTAGTCAAAGCAATATCATTAGATGATGGAGAGTATTACATCACTAGCGGTAAGACTACTAATAGACAAAGCAACTGTTATAGCCAAATCACATTAATTGACAAAGATAAAAAAGAAACTTACTATTCTGAAAAGTCATTTACGGTAAGCAACGAAAATCTGAGTGAAATTGTACTGTCAGTCCAAACTGGTACACTTCTTAACTATATTGATGTAGTCTTACACCCTTGCTTATGCAAAGCTAAATATAAAGATAATATGCCTCTATCCTACAATATCGAAAGAAGTACATTAGAGTTAGCAAATCAATTACAGCCTTATATTTGTAATACTATGTCTAATTCGCAAATTAAAGTTACAACAGACAAGTCAACTAGCGTTGTGCTTAATGACAGTAGTGATTGTAATATTGTTGGTTTAACTTTGTACGGTAAATCTACACAAAGTGCAGTACCATCACCAACAAATCCTGTTGATATTAATAGTGTTGAAAATCCAAGTATTACATTTAGTAATAAAAAAAGTTCTCAAAACTTGCAATTAAACTATATATTAAGAGGTGTAGACAATACTTGTGATGTGTTGACAATTAATAGTGACGGCACAGGCTTTATCACAGAAAAATTACAGCAGTTAGTTTTGCTGAGTAGTGATTTTGATAATCTGAAAGAAAATCCAAGTGGCACAAACACCCATAGATGTACATTAACATTATCAAATTCAACGCAATGGGCTAATAGTTCTGTTAAATATGCACCACTTTGTAATGTACTTCAATTCTTTGCTTTTGCCGGTACAGAAAAATATCCTTGTTTTGATATAAGAACAAATACATTGTATGTTGACTTAGGTTTATCACTTAACGATACAAAAGCAACACTAAAGAATTGTGCTGATGAAAATAACGGTATTGTTTTAGTTGGGGTAAAGCAAACACCGACAGTTATAAATTTAACTAATGAACAAATTAATGGATTTTTGAATTTACATATGTATTATCCAAGCACAACTGTTGTATCAGACTGCGACAGTCAGCTAACTTATATTGCTGATACAAAGAATTACATTGACAACAAGTTTAATGAGTTAGCAACGGCTCTTGTTGCACACGAAAGTGAGGTGATGTAATAATGTTTAGCTTACATGATTTTGTTTTTAAGACTTTAGAAACAATGAAGAACAGATTTGATGAGTACCAAGTCAGAGCATACGCACTAAGCTGGTATAGTAAGTCAGTCTTGACAGATGAAGATATGCTGACTATCGACAGTTGGTACACAGTTGAAGAAACTGAAACAACTAACGAAGATACAGAGAACTCAAACAGTGACTTTGAAGATGTCACAACAGATAAGGAGAATTAAGATGAAAGAATGGATTTGTACTGCTATTGGTGCAGTAGGTGGACTTTTTGCATGGTTGTTCGGTGGTTGGGATACTGCTCTGGTAACACTATGTTTATTTATGGCTATTGACTATGTGTCAGGTCTTGTTGTTGCAGGTATATTCCACAATAGCAAGAAAACATCATCAGGTGCATTAGAAAGTAAAGCCGGTTGGAAAGGCTTGTGTAAAAAGGGCATGACCCTATTATTTGTGCTAATTGCGTATAGGCTTGATTTAGCAATTGGCACTAGTTATATAAGAGATGCAGTAATCATAGGCTTTATGGCTAATGAACTAATCTCTATCGTAGAAAATGCCGGTTTAATGGGTTTACCATTACCGGCTATTATTAATAAGGCTATTGATGTATTACAGAACAAAGGAAAGGATGATAACTAATGTCAACAAAGATTGTAGATGTAAGCAGATGGAACAACACTGTTGATTACAAAGCATTAAAGAAGAAAGGTATTACCGGTGTAGTAATTCAATGTGGTTATGGTATGGTGTCTAGTCAGAAAGACCCATACTTTGAAAGCAACTATAAAAAGGCAAGGGCAAATAAGATGCTTGTAGGTGTTTACCATTACAGTTATGCAAAATCTGTTGCAGAGGCTAAGAAAGAGGCAAAAGTCTGTCTAGGTTGGCTAAAGGGTAGAAGTCTAGATATGCCTATCTACATTGATATGGAAGAGGAAAACCTAACATATCTAGGTAAGTCAACTCTAACAAAAATCGCAAAAGAATTCTGCAAAACAATCGAAAAAGCCGGATATAAAGCCGGTGTATATGCTAATGCAAATTGGTTCAAAAATAATCTGAATTATAGTTCGCTAAAGAAAAATTACAGTATTTGGTTAGCACAGTACTCTAGTACTAAAGATTATGATTGTGACATTTGGCAGTACACAAGTAAGTATATTGTTAGTGGCAATACTTTTGATTGTAATATCTGCTATAAGTCATTTGGTAAGACTATGATTACCACAAAACTAAAATGCCCTGTTTATAACAAGCACTTTATTGATAAAGTAGGTAATGCTAGTCGTGTTCTATTTACTGTGCCAAAGGGTACTAAAGTACAATGGCTAAAGGATATGGGAGACGGCTGGAGTCAGGTTCGCTATAATGGCAAAACCGGCTATATGGTCAATACAAGACTTAATAAGTTAGGTCTATCTAAGTATAAAACTATTGTAGTAGGCAAAGGTTCTACATACAAAAGAGTTGTCAAGGGTAAGATTAAATATACAAAACAACTTGATAAGGACAGAAAATTTAGAATTATCTGTTATATTACAGAGGGCAAGTACAAGGGTTACTATTATATGTACCGTAACTTAAAGTATTATTTGATTAAATAAGAATTAACGCTAATAATTAATTTTTAAAATTTATCGTTAATGTTTTAAATTTTGAGTGTAATTTTTAAGGATTTTAACACTTGAAACTTGTTATTTTGATTGTTAAGGCATATTTTCAAAACTTTTTAAACATATCAGGAATTTATAAAAACAGTAAAACAAAATCAATTTTTCGTGCAAAACTATACCCCACAACAGTTCTGATACTGCTGTGGGGTTGTTTTACTTTTGTATATTAATTTGACAAACGAACATATGTTCTATACAATTAATAGTAGTTTTTATTTATGTAGTTTGTGCATAATATAAAATGCACAAATTATTATTAAATTAATGTAGAAAGGTTACGAAAAATTGTTAAATATTAAAAAATCATTGAAAAAGTTAGTAATGATATGTTACAATATCATCGTAATAAAGGAAGGAGGTTATGTAAAAATGAATAGTGCACTTGATGTTTCAAGATATATAATTAATAAATGTAATTCAAATAATTACTATATTTCAAATTTGAGATTACAAAAAATATTGTATTTTATACAAATGGAATTTATTATTGAAAAAAATAAGAAATGCTTTGACGATGAAATTCAAGCTTGGGATTATGGTCCAGTTGTTCCTAATGTGTATCATGTGTTTAAGCGATTTGGTGCATCAAATATACCTCCGATTAGATATTATTATGATAGGTCTCAAGGCTTATTAAATATGAAAAAAATCGAATTTAAAGAAGATGTTATATGTCCTGAAGATAGAAAAATTATTGATAAGGTAATTGTAGAATGTTCTGCTTATAGTACAAGTAAGTTAGTTGATATAACACATTCTCAACCTCCATGGAGAAATGCTTATCATCATAAAAAAAATTCTGTAATAAGTAATAAGTCAATAAAAAGATTTGTATCTCAACAAGGTAGTTAATAATTATAGTTGGTAAGTGCTTATGTTTGATAAATATACACAAGTAAATATGAATTTAAATAAGACTCATATAAATTCAAAAACTGAAGAAATGTTGTCTGATATGAGAACTATATGTGTACTTCTTAGTGTTGAGGCAAATATTTTTTCATCAAAAGATGTAGCTAAAAAAATTTTGCAATATATAAGTAAGTATGATAGATTACTTTATTCTGAGATTAGTGTTTATTACTTTTCAAACGATGATGATACGGATGAAAGTAATTCGAGAAAAGCTATACAAAATACACAAAGATTATTAGATTATATTTTATCTTCAGAAAGTGATAAAGATTTTGATAATGAAGATTTGGAAAAATTACAAAAAGTCGTTTTAAAATTGTGGGACCATTTTCAACTAGCGCAGTATCAAGCTACTTACTTAAATAAAGATAATTTTTATGAGCATTTTTATGATGAAAAGAATGAGATAACCGAAGAAATAAGGGATGAAGGTCATAAATTAAATAAAGAACTGATTTCTTTAGTAGCAATTTTTACTTCGATGGCTTTTCTAGTATTTGGTGGATTAAACTCTTTATCAGATATATTAGGTTCTACTATAAAGAATTTACCTGTTTTAAATATATCTATAGTTTCTCTTATTTGGGGATTATGCATTTACAATATTATATTTTTGTTTTTGTATTTAGTAGCAAAGATAATCGATACAGATATATCGTCAAATTATAGCGATTTTTTCTTTATAAGACATAAGGTTTATATAATAGGTAATGCTATTCTTCTTACAGCTCTTGCTTTATGCGGTTGGCTTTATTTTATAAAAGTTGACTTTCAAGGATGGTACACTGAATTATGTTGTATGTACGGTTGTATGGCTAAATTTTTACCTATAATATTTATGATATGTATTGTTATTGTAATTCTAGTATGTTATTTTATTAGTTGGATAGTAAATAGGATTAGAATTAAAAATATGAATGATGAGTATTTGGATGATTTAGACGATGTTTATTAA